AGAAACAGTCACTTTCATTTCTGAAAGTATATCTTTTTTATTTGAAAACTGATTACTGATGATTTTTTATAAATATCATCTTCTTTAACAGATTTGAATTCATATTACCTATTAGCATTTTTACCATGTTTGAAAATATAAAGTCATTATCCAAAAGCTTTACGATAAATAAGAATGTTTTATAATCATTCATTATATCTTTGGATACAGCTTTCACAAGTTCTATCTCCTCATCACCTTTGATTGACGCCATATTCGAGTATTGTAACAAATAGTGTTTTAAATAATTATTTATAGATTCCTCGGAATATTGGAGCTCATCACCCTTTTCCACGATTTTTATCAAATTTGCAACAAATAATTTTATTGCATCACGTGCTATAAAATGTTCATTGAATACTTTTTCCATGAGTTTCATTAAAGTTTTGTGCTTTTCAACAATACTCAACAAACATTCTTTGTATCCTTGGTCTTTTTTACTTGATACTTTTGACAATTTTATGGAGTCAATTATTTCATCAAATGAATCCATTTTATTTATATTTTTTCTTTATTGAATCAAATTTTACGTAAGCGTTGCATAATTTAAAAAGATGGAGGAACGTTTACCTAACGAGAATGAAATCTGGTATATTGTTAACTCATATTTTAAAAAGTATGGTTTGGTACGACATCAAATAGAAAGTTTTGATAATTTTTTAATATTTAATTTGCCACAAATAGTTCAAGAATCTAATGAAATCAAAGTAAAACAGGGAGATGAAACCCATATTATATCTTTATGTAATCTTAGTATTCAAAAACCAATGGTTGCTGAAGCAGACGGGACAGAAAAGATACTTTTGCCCCATATGGCAAGATGTAGGAGTCTAACATATAATTGTTCTGTACTTGTCGATATTGTACATGATATACATAAAAATGATACTAAAACTGAAAGAAGATTATATAGAGAAGTTTGTTTGTGTAAACTCCCTGCAATGATAGGTTCACAATGTTGTTATACCCGTACTTCAGAAAATCCTCATGAATGTCGCCTAGATCAAGGTGGATATTTTATTTGTAATGGTATTGAGAAGGTATTATTGGCACAAGAAAAGCTTCATACAAATCAACCATATGTGTTTTCAGTAAAACAACCTTCTCGATATTTATTACAATGTGAGATAAGAAGTTGTCATGAAATGAAATTGAGATCAACTTCCACACTTTATATTTATATAACAAACACAAAACATGGTGCAACACCAGAAATGGTGGCAACACTTCCCTTTGTAAATATGCAAATTCCAATCCTAGCATTATTCAGGCTACTTGACGTACATACGAGAAAAGAAGTAATGGAATTGATTATAGGAACAGAAGAAGTACGTGAATCGAGTCTTCTCTGTAGTATATTAGATAATGATACAACAGCAGATATGGATGCAGAAGCTTTGTTAGAATGGATTGGAAAAGAAGGTACAAAGGAAGTAACAAAAGAACGTCGACAAAAATATTTGGATCATATTGTGAATTGTGAAATTTTACCACACATGGGATTGTTCAATACTCCTGATGTTTTGAAAGAAAAGTCTGCATATTTGGGACTAATGATTAGAAAACTTATAAAGGTATATATTGGTGAAATTGAATGTGATGATCGTGACAATTATTCCAACAAACGTGTTGATACATCTGGAATGTTGTTTGCATTACTTTTTAGACAAGTTTTTAGAGCTTCACAGAAGACTTGTTCCACACTTTTACACAAGGCAGCAGAAACTGGTAAATTAGGGTTTACAAATATTGGAGATATATTTTCGTCAAAGAAAATCACAAGTGCATTTAGATATGCGTTAGCAACAGGAAATTGGGGTATACAAAGTCAAAAGGGTACAACAGCACAAACCGGTATTGCTCAAATGATAAGTAGGATGACAATCGTTTCAACATTGTCATATTTGAGAAAAATAAATACACCAATCGCAAGAGAAGGAAAAAGTCCGAAACCGCGTTTGCTTCATCATACAGCATGGGGGATTATATGTTGCGTAGAAAGTCCAGAAGGTGGTGCATGTGGACTTGTGAAAACACTATCAATGTTGGCACATGTAAGAGTTGGAACTCATTCTGGTGCTGTAAAAGAACAACTTTGCCTTTTATGTGATGAAGAGCCAAAAATGTACAGACTATTAGATACCCCCGGAAGTGTAAAGTCCAACGGAATTCCGCTTATGATTAATGGAAATTTATACATGTTTTTAGAAGATATGGATACTGCAGATACAATGATAGAAAAAGTCAGAGATTTGAAAAGATCTTTTATTCTTCCGTTTGATACGTCTATAGCAATGGTTGATAAAACTGTACATATTGATACAGATCCTGGATGTTTATTGCGACCACTTGTACGGGTTTGTAATATAAAAAAGATACCCAAGATTATAAGAGAATGTCAAGTGTTTGAATTATTATGGGATACATTATTACGAGAAAAGGTGATTGAGTATGTCGATAAACAAGAGGAAATGACACTTCGAGTTTCATTGTGGTCTACTAAAGATATTCCGAATGGTTATACACATTGTGAACTAGATCCAGCATTAATTTGTGGAATTTGTGCAGGTTTGATTGCATTTCCAGACTACAATCAATCACCAAGAAATACTTATCAATCTGCCATGTGTAAGCAAGCACTTGGTATACATGCAACAAATTATCCAGTTCGTATGGATACAGTTGCGCATGTTTTAGTATCACCACAAAAACCTTTGGTAACAACAAGAATAGAGGATCTTGTACATGCTTCAGATGCACCATCTGGTGTAAATATAATGGTGGCAATCATGCTATATACTGGTTACAATCAAGAAGATTCTGTAATTATAAATAGAGATGCTTTAGAAAGAGGTTTATTCAGATCTGTAAAATATCAATGCTACAAAGATGAAGAAAAAACAAATGGTGCAGATCAAGAAAGGTTTGAAAATCCCAAAGATATTGAAGAAATAACCGGGAGACGTGTGGCAAATTATGAAAAACTAGACGAAACTGGAATTATTTCGGTAGGGACTACAATAAGTTCAGGAGATGCAATTATTGGAAAAACAATTATAACTACAGAGCTTGGAGAAGGTGCGAGACGAACAGTAAAACGAGACAGAAGTATTCTTGCAAAAAATGAAAACAGTATAGTGGATGCAGTTTTACACTCTATAAATAGGGATGGATCAAAAAGTGTAAAAGTAAGAACAAGAAAAACAAGAACTCCAATTGTTGGTGATAAAGTTTCATCAAGAATGGGACAGAAGGGAGTAATTGGTGCGACTTTACCTCAATGCGATATGCCATTCACTTCAGATGGTATGTGTCCAGATATTATTGTCAACACTCACGCGATTCCTTCGAGAATGACAATCGGTCAATTAAAAGAAGAACTTCTTGCAATATTATGCGCAATAGAAGGTGAAATAGGAGATGGTACAATGTTTAGAGATTCATCCATTGAATATATTTGTGAATGTTTAAAGAATGCAGGATATGATTCAAAGGGAAACACATATCTTTACAATGGTATGACCGGAGAGCGATATGAATCTAAGATTTTCTTGGGACCGACATATTATCAACGTCTGAAGCATATGGTGTTGGATAAAAATCATGCAAGAAGTCGAGGTCCAGTACAAATGTTGACTAGACAACCACTTGAAGGAAGGGCACGTGAGGGTGGTCTTCGATTTGGAGAAATGGAAAGAGATTGTGTTATTTCACATGGTGCAGCACACTTTTTACAAGACAGATTAATGAATAATTCAGATCCGTGTATTGCAACGATTTGTGGCAAAAAAAATTGTGGTGTTTTGGCACAACCTTCTGCAGATAATACATATATAAGAAACAAGAATGCATTTTGTAAAAATTGTAATGATGGCTCTTGTGTGAAAGATATGTCATGTCCTTATGCATTCAAGCTTCTTATACAGGAGTTGATGGCAATGAATATTGCGGCACGTATAGAATGGGAATAAAATGTATTTTTAAAATGTTTTTAGTAGTATAATTTTTATATATTAAAAAGTTTTTTTTGCATATTACCTACAAAAATATATAAAGAATAGTTAAAATGAAATACTTGTATCTCGTTCTTATAAAATGTTGCCTATGTATTAATATTACAAAAGATGTTCACTATTTAAAGAATGGTGACCATCTTGTAAGACATGACTTAACGAGCTGGACAACACAGTCCAAACAAGAATTTGTTCGTATAAATAAACATGATTTATATGAAGAGGTTGTATACGATGATGATAAGATTCCAATAACTAGAAATATTTTAGTCAGAATAAAGAACGAAAATGTACTAACAAACATTAGCAAAGTAAATGATATAACGAAATATACTGTTTTTGGAAAAGTTGTTCATATTTCTTTAGATGATTGTCTAGATTTTGCATCAACTGTGATGGAAATAGAATCTATCACTGGTGTGGAAAATGTAAACGTTTTAAACTACATGAAACCAGATATAAGCGGATTCAATGACCCAGCGTTTGCAACGTATCAGCAAAACTTATTCCATGTGGTGGGTCATCCATATTTATGGAGTTTCCCATTTTTGAATGGGTATGGTGTAGATGTCATTGTTACCGATAATAATATTGATATGAATCATGAAGATTTGCCAAATATAGACTTTCCAGAGAGTGTGCAATACAATCAAACATTATCAATGATTGATAAAAGTCATGGAACTCACGTAACAGGTATTTTATCCGCAATATATAACAATCAAAAAGGTATTGTGGGATTTTCTTCAGGTGTAAATGTTGAATTTTATTCTTTCATGCTTCTAAATTCTGCTTTAGATACCGTTTTAAATATTTTGAATAAACACATTGATTATTCTTCGGTTCCACCTTCACCCAAAGATCGTATTATATCCACCAATAGTTGGGGACCTGTAGCCTATTACAATATTCCTTATTATTCTTCACTTCGTTATAATTATGAAGAAATCATAAATAATATGAGAAATGGTAAAGGAGCCATACTTGTATTCGCATCTGGAAATAATAGAGATATAAAAAGTGCACACCACTCATTTTTTCATACATTTAAAGATACGATCGTGGTTGGTAGTGTTTCTACAAATCAACAAAATCAACTCTATTCTAGTTTTTTCAGTGAAGAAGGATCATGTTTGACAATTTCTGCACCAGGTCAATCTATATTGTCAACTTTACCTAATAATCAATATGGATATTCATCAGGAACATCTATGGCAACACCTATAGTATCTTCGGCGATCGCAATGATCTTACAAGTGCGTCCAAGTTTTACGAATAAAGATATCAAACAATTATTGATGAAAAGTGCTTCTAAAAATGTACTGGTAAATAAACCTTTTATAACAAATGCTGCTGGATTTAGTTTTAGTAATAGTGTTGGTGCGGGTGTATTAGACATGACTAGATTAATTGGAATGGCAGCAACATGGACACCACTTGGTACAGAATTTAGCTTTGAATATAATTTAACAAGTGGATTGTGTAGTGATGTATGTGTGTGGGCATATGATAATTATTGTGATGACGGTGGATTGAATAGTATGTATGCTGATTGTCAATTGGGTTCTGATTGTAGTGATTGTGGTGTAAGAAACAATCCATGGATAAAGAGCTATTTCCATAATACAAATACATTAAGTTTTACAAGAAGTATAAATGAAAATAAAGCAATTCATTCGATTCAAGTAAACATGAAGGGAAAATTCAAATGGTATCAGAATTTTGAAATTGAGGTAAAATCACCTTCGGGTACAAGGAGTATTTTAAGTGAGGTATTTAATCCTTATGGATATGTTGAGGCAGAGCATTTTGGTACAATTATAAATGAAACGCGTATTCAAAATCATTATCGTTTGACAATGACAAATCCACGATCCTTTAACTATAACACGGATTATTCATTTACAACAAATGCATTCTTAGACGAAATGACTCAGGGTTTGTGGAATGTTACTATAAAGTATGGCAATTTCCATGACAGATGTGATGACAGTTGTGGCCGACAAAATGGTGTTTGTGAAGATAAAGCATCCGGTATTCAAATTGCTCAATGTGAATCAGGAACGGACTGTACTGATTGTGGCACTGCATTAACCTATCAAAGTCCATTACAGATTGATTCAGAATATGTAGAACATATAAAACTAATAATTAATGGATTTGAAAGAGTGAACCCAATAACATCATCAGAAAATTCACCACCTCCACCATCACCACCACCATCACCTCCACCACCACCATCACTTCCACCACCACCATCACCTCATTTACCATGTCCTATGCTGACTATCATAGAAACAATAAACAAAACAGAATGTACTGACTTTTTAACACAATTACATTCTATAACGACACCAACTAAAAAGCAAATAGATTTTCTATGTTATTGTACAGATTCTTTACCAAATAATTACCACGAGACACCCGACTGTTTTATACTTGGTAATAATACTATGAATCATGTGTTACAGACATGTAGAAGTAGGATAATTCAAATAAATCCAGACGATCTTAGCAACTATCATAAAGAATGTTGTGGTACTGATTGTTGGGTATATGTAAACTATTCACATTATACTACAAATTATGAAACAAGTATAATTTAAATAAATGAACAACCATATCCAATTCAAAAAAAAAACCATCTCTTATCAAAATCGTTTATGACAATCTAGATATTATAACAGGTATAAAATTCTTGAATAGTTCATCTGATGCAAGTTTTATATTTTTTTCATCATGTGTGCAAATACTCGCAGAGTTAATACTTCCTATTTTGTTTTCAAGTACATCTTTGCATACAATATGACTTGGTATTTCTTCTGGTTTTATCAAATCGGATGTTTTTCTTGAAAATTCTAATCCTTCGCGTGTGTTAACATTTACTGAAACACATGCATATGTTTCTTCATCAATTGCATAACATCTATTTATTAACGAATTAAGATTAATTTGGGAATTAGATGTAGCAGTTGGTGGAGTTGGTGGAGTTGGTGGAGTTGGTGGAGTTGGTTTTGGTACATTT